TGTGCGCCCGTGAAATTGTTTCACGTGGAACACTGCCACACCGATGCACGAAATAAAATGTTTCACGTGGAACACAACTGTTAAACAAAGTTAAAAGAAAAGTCGGTAACAATCAAGTTGCCGCCTTTCTTTTTGTCCTGCCTTGTAGTTACTCGATATAAACGCCGTCAGACAAAGCCGTGTATATCATTTCTTGTTCCTCTGTCAGCATTTCGGCGGTGTGTATGGGTGTAACATCATCGAATATATTAAACCCTCTGAAATCGCCTAAAATGCCCGTTTGTCTGTCGTTGTTTCGCCCGTTGCTTGCGCTCTCGTACCACTTGCAGTAAATGTAAGGTTCTAAACCGTAATATAACATTTCGTTCCAATCATCGCCGCCCACGGTTTTAACTTGGGTGCTTGGCGAAAGGTATATTATTTCGCTGCTTGGCTCTGTTTCCTCAACTTGAAATACAACGCCGTTGCAGGACAAAAGCGCAACCCCGTTGCCCGTTACCACGTTTATAACGTACTGCAAAGCTATCGTTTTGCCTGCATAATCGTTATTGAGTGTAACAAACCCTGCAAACGGCAAAAAGATTTGTATTTCGCTTTCGTAGTCGGTGTTGTCCTCATTATGCGCTGGTACTACCGCCGTGCCGAAATCAAGCGTTATTTTGTCTTGCGCTGGCTGGTGGCATGATACGCCCGTGTTGTAGTTGCCGCATCGTATTACATCGGTGCTGCTTGCGCCTATGTTGGTGTAAACACGGCGTATTTTGTTCACGTATGCGCCCAAATCTATGTTTTCGTAAATCGGCATACCCGTTTCGGGGTCGGTGTCCGTTTCCTTGAAAAAACGCTTGCCGCTAAACTCTGCCAACTCATCAAGCGTTACCAAATACACGTTTATTGCGCCGTATTGCTCGCCAACTACCGCCACGGGGAACGCATCAGCATTTACGGCAAATGCGCTTAAATCAGCGTCCAAAACCTTTGTACCCGTTGCCGTCTGTTTATCCTCTGAAACGGTCAAGTCCATAGATTGATAATACCCGCGTTCGTCCTGCCACGTTAATGTAGGTTTCTCCGTTTCATCATCGGGGTGAAATTCGGTGTTCGGGTTTGCCTTGATATTTATGTTAAGCGTTTCGCCAAATTGCAGCCAATCGGGTAACGGTGGGTCGGCATAACAGTTTGTAAGGTTTGCCGTAATGTGCGCCACATCTACAAACTCGCCCGTAAGCGTTACGGGTTCGGTCGGGTCTAAATCGGTTATCGTTACTTTTGCAAGGCTGTAATAACTCAAAACCTCAACTTCCATATCAACCGTTTTTTGTTCCCCGTCAGTGCTTTTGTAGGTCGCTTTCGGGTCTATAAAACGGTATCTTGGGCTGTGGTTGCTTTCCACGGTGATAGTTGCAACATCGCCGTCATACGTATGTTCTTCTTTTAGCGTGTTGGTTATGTTGTTCACCACGGTTATTTCGGGCTTTCCCTCGCTGGCTGTCGTACCCGTAAGCGTTACGCCGCTGTCTGTTTCAAAATCGTCATTTGTCCAACTTGCCGTTTTCCCGTCCTCGCCTATCGTCATATCCTTGCTTGCAGGGTAACCGTAACCGTCCGTAAACGCTACTTTTGCGCTCGTAATCTTAAAACCCTCATCGGCTGTTACGTTTACGCTGCCGCTCCATGTACCGTTTTTAACTCCCGTTGCGGTCGTGCTGGGTATGTTGTTCGTAACCTCTAATTCATTATCCAAACGGGTGTTTCCCGTAATCTCGAAAGCCGTGTTTGCGTCCGTGTCGTACACATACGCCCACACCTCCAAATTACGGCTGTTTCGGGGTGTCAATACAAGCGTTTGCGGTTGTCCGCTGGTATCGGTGTACGTTGCTGTTATATCGCCGTCAAACTTGTAACCGCTTTTAGCGTTTAGTTTCAAATACCAATAATCGCCGTAACCGCTATCGCCCTTCCATGCGCTGTTATCCGTGCTGTTAGGCACTTTATTCGTTACTGCCATATCCTTTTAATTTTCAGTTCCTTTTAATGTTACCATAATAATACCGCCCGTTTCATTGAGTAAGCCCGTATTTGCAAACGGCACTTTCTCGAAATTCGGGGTGCGCTTGTAAACCGTTTCACGGTTGGAAATATACGGGTCGGGGTTGTCGCTTTCAGATACACGCCCCGTTGCCGCCAAAATCTCGCTTTCGTAGGTTTTCAGTACGTCAATACGCAATGCAAGTTCGTAGGCGTTGTTTCCCTCAAAACTTACCCTATCCACGAAATAATAACGCCCCAAATCGGGTATGTAACAATAATTGAAAGTAGGTCGGGGCTGCTTTCGTAGTGTTACGGTCGGGCGCAACACATCGAAAGTTTGCCGCAAATCGCCCTCAATCGCCGTAAACTCGCCCAACTGCTTGTTTACCGTGTTCGGGTGTCCGTTGTATGAATAAAAGTTTATCGTTGTCATATCTGCAGGAAAAAAAGGCGGTGCGGTGCGCTTTCACCTGCACCCACACCGCCAAAGTTAAACAATCTAATACCTATTGAGTTACTCAATAAAGAATACTACAAAGTTTTCGTTTGTATCGTTGAAATGCCCTGCATCAAACTTGTAATAGTTGTTGAAAAACTCTGCCTTTGCGTTGTAGTTCGTTGTTACCCGTCTGTCAAGATTGCAAACGCCCAACGCATCACGGTCGAACATTACGCCCAACACGCCCGAAATTTCAACGGCTTTGCCGCCGCTTTCCTTGATATTAATGTTTCCCGTGCTGGCAAACTCGTAGTTCTGTCCGCTGCCCTGCCAAAAAGGTACGGTTTCGGCTTGCGGCAAAAGCACATCGCCACGGTTGAACGTGTCGGAATAAAGATAGGTTTGCGCTGCCTTTGCAAAGTCGGACAAAAGTACAACGTGCAACATATCTTTCGGGGTAAACCGTTCTTTGCCGCCAACATTGAACACGGTCGAAATGCTTTGCAGGCGGTCGGCATACGTACCCATAACGTAAGACGCAAAGCGTATGAAATCGGGGTCGGTTATCGCCTTTGCAGCGGTTAATTTCGTGCTTTCGCCCGTTTTATCGTTGTACAACTTCAAAAGGTTCACACATCTTGCAGTGCTTGCGCTGGAAAGGTCTGCCCCTGCCATATCACCTGCCGCCGTTGCTCCAAACTCTTGCGCATCAGCCAAAACCGTTTCCGCAATCATATTGTTAATTGTGCGCATAATCAGCGAATCGGCTTTGATAGTCATTGACTTTTCAACGGCTGAATAAATCATCGAAATAAATCCGTTGAGTTGTGCGGCGTTGCTGAAACTTTCCTTAACCTGCCTTTCAGTGATTGAAACGGGCACTTCAAACGTAACCTTTGAGTTGAAAAACTTTGCGGTAACGGTCGGTTTGTGGAAAACATCTTGGTCGTAACTCTGTCCGTCCTTCAAGTTCCACGTGTCGTTTTCCTCGGCTTCGGGAACATCGGCACTTATTTTTTCCAATACGCTGCCAAACTCCCAAGCATCCATTAAAACGCTTGGCACTTTGCCTGCATAAGGTCGGTTCACGAAAATCACCTTGCCAATGTGGTTAACAAGTGATTTAACGTAATTATCTACGGCACTCTGGTTAAACACTTCTTTGCCCAAATCCACAATGCCCGTCAAATCCTCGGTTACAATGTCAGTGCGTCCCAACACTTCACCCGATACGCTGTTAATAAGCGTGTAAATCTGTTTTACTTCCATATTGCTAAAAATTAAATTAGTTATTCGTAAATACTCGTTGTTAATTCTCTTACAAGTGCAAAGATAATGTTTTTTCTCCAATTATCACGCCGCAACTGCAATTCTTTTGCAATTTCACTCGAAATTGATTTGCTTGCGCCCGTTCCTTTGCTGGTTTCGGTTGTTTGGCGTTCCTCTGTGCGGTTTCTATCATCGTTTGCGGTCTTTCGGTCGCTGTCGGAAAAATCGGTATCGTTGAACGCCTTGTTTGCGCCCGTTTCGGTGTTGTCGGTGCTTTCCTGCAAAGTTACGGTTTCCGTCCGTTCAACTTGCCCCGTTACGGGTGTCAGTACATCGTAATCGGCTAACATCGCCGCCGCTTCACGTTCCCAGCCTTGCACGTTTACCGCAATCACCGCCGAAACAACATCGCTTGCGTTGTCGCGGGTTATGCTGCTTACAACGGTCTTGCCGCCGTACATCAGTAAGGCGTAAGCGTCTAACTTTGTCGGGTCGGTATCGCCGAAAATTGCGGTGTACTCTGTAGGATATTCAGTCTTGAAAACCGTTGCGAATATCCCGTTACCCTTTGTAAATAGTTCGCTGTATTTCATTGTTTATCTTTGTTTTCGTCTGTTTCCTCTGTTTCCTCTGTTTCCTCTGTTTCGGTGTCGTTACCGTCCGTTTCCGTTTCCGTTTCTTTCGTTTCTTCTGTTTCCTCTGTTTCGGTATCGTTCCCGTCTGTTTCCGTTCCGTTTCCGTCTGTTCCGGTTGTTTCCTCTGTCGGGTCGGGTTCTTCTGTCGGGTCGGGGTTTTCCTTTGCCGTTTCCAAATCAGCCGCCAAAGCGTTGTAATTATCTCTTTCCAAACCCCAACTTGAAGCAAGTTTAACCGAAATTTCGGTGTCGAACATTTCGTTAATTTTCTCAACTGCATTTTGTCTTTCTTTTAGCATATTATCCACATACGGCAAAAGTACGTCAACATTCATTGATACTTCGCCCAAATTGAGCCGTTCACGCTTCATATTATAATTTGCGTTTAACCCCAATTCATTGTACATACTCGCTTTGTAGTATTGTATCAGTTCAATAAGTTGCGTGATATACACGCTGTTTGTGGTCGGGGCTGTCTGCATATTTACGCCTTTGAAAAAAGCGTTTTCCCCGATAATTGAAAATTCGCCGTCTTGTATCTTGCGCAAAAATTCCTCGGCACTCTGTTTCGTCTTGTCATCGCTGGCACTTATAAGCATCGTGATACGGGTCAAAATGCTTGCCGTGTTCAACGAAATAAGCCCGTCAGTGTGTAAGACTGCATAACGCCCAATAAGCGGCAAAAGGCTTTCGCCGTTGCTGTCATTCTCAATCAAAACCCCGTCTTTCTGTATATCGTAGGTTTTGTTTAACTTTAATGCAGGGTTCGCCACGGTGTAAAGCGTTGCCCGTCCGTAAACATCGGGTTCGCCGCCTTTGCCGCCCGAAAACGCATACAAAACCCCGTCCACGCTGGTAACAAAGGCGTTGCCCGTGGTCTGCAAAAGCCGCTCCAATTCCTTTTGCGGTATGCTGTCGGGCAAACCCTCGTACTCAAACATACTTTGAGTTTTCGCCAACGTGTTCGCCATAAATTCGGTTACGGCGGTGTCTTTGTCCCTTACTTGTTGCTGGTACAACTTGTAAATGTTATCTTTCCTTTTCATCTGTCAAAACTTTAATAAGCGTTGTTAATTCGGCTAACACTTTTGTGTTTTCCGCAATCGTATCTTTTAGGTGTTCCGATTCTTCTTGGTGCGCCTGCCTTTGTTTCACCATATACCAAAACAATGCGCCACACATCACAATCGGAAAACCCAAACTTGAAATGATTTGAATAATAGTATTTGCGTCCATATCAATAAATTTTTAGTTCCTATTGCAAAGGTAGTTATTTATTTCGTAAAACGTGCGGTTCGGCACGAAATTTGCACCAAACCGCCGTTATTTTCATTTAAGCGAAACAATATTTGTCTTTGCGCTCGTTATTAGGTAGTTTCTCACTATTTCGCCTATCTCGTTATCTTGATAGAAAACTTTGTCTATTGCGAAAAACCGTGCTACTTGTTGTTCAACATAACTTGCCGTGCTTAACAACTTGCGTTTGTAGTTCGGCTTGCCGTTCATTTCCAGCGAATAAATAAGGCTGTTTTCCTCGTCTTTTATCGGGGTTGTTTTGGCGTGTATGTACGTAAAACATTCGTTACCTACTTGGATAATGTTGCCTTGTAACACTACTTCGTTAAACTTGATATAGTACACAAACAACACGTCTTGCGGCTTGTACTTGCACGGCAAATGCGGATATACTGCAAGTTCCCATTTGCCGCCCGTAATCATCTGCAAGTTTTGATTATCGAAACAAAAATACTTGTTGCTGGCTTTGTGTTGTACTATCGTGCTGCAATACTCAACCGCCACTATTGCGCCGTGTTCGCCAAAGCGGTAAATATCTATCGTTCCCTGCTCCATGAAAGGCACTTGCTTCAAACCCATTTCAGTAAAGTACGGGCAAAACTTGTTTACCGTGTTGCCCAACATGAAAACCTTAACATCGTTGCGCTGGCGTATTATCGTGCTTAACAAGTTCATAAACAACATAAACTCATCAGGCAAATAATACCGCCGTGTCAGAAACTCGTCAAACACTATCGTTGTAACATTCGGGTAACTACTGCTTTTTTCGTGTTCCTGCTCTGAAAGGCAAAACCCGTAACAAAACGGGGTTGTGTCGGGTGTCCGCTTGTTTTTCTCTGCATCGTAGTACGACAAAAACCATTTGTTCGACATATAGAACACTTCATTAAATTTGCCGTCTGTCAGTTCCTCAATAAGCCCGTTTGCCACGTGATTTGCAAACAGGCTCTCGGCACGTTTGCCCCTCAAATCCTCACGCCATCGGCGTATATACGCCATTTGCTTGCCCGTCTTGATATGGTTTTCCAAACCATATTTTAAGGCGGCATAAGTCTTGCCGTTTGACCTCTCGCCAAATATAACATTATAATCGGCGTTCTTACTCAAAATCGCTTTCAAGTCGTAAAATTTCGGCTTGTCTGTCTTTGTCTTTCTTGCTGTCATACTCTTATTATTTTAGTCCTTAAATTTGATACCTCGCAAATAGTTTATGTACATAACCGAAAGGGAAAGGCTGTACCCCGTTGGCTCTAAATGTACGCCCGTGCGTTCGTTGTAGTGCGCCGTGCTGCCTTTGTAGTCGGTTATCTCGCCTTGTATCTCGTAGTCTATGTACGTATGTATGTTTTTGCCCGTTGCCGCTGGCGGTATATCCAAATAGTTGGTGAACGCATCAAATATCCCGTTTGCCCCGTACTTTTCAATAAGGTACGGAATAGCGGCTTTTTTGTTCACGCCCGAAACGGTTAAACTGAAATCGTATGCCCGTCCGTTTGCTTTTAGTGCGTTCGGTTCTTGCACCATATACCGTTTAGCTCCCAGCGTCTTAAACCGTGTATATGTACCCTCGAAATCCCAAACGCCCAAAGTCTTTGTTATGCCTTTTATCGTTTGCGGCTCGCAAAGGGAAAACGGCAAACCGTGGTGCTTACACGCCGCCCGTAACTTCATTTGCACCTGCATATTATAAGCCTTGAAATACGCTTCATGCGCTTTGCCGTTCATTATTTTAATGCTGTCGGTGTCGCTGTAAATATAATCGTCTTTCGCTTCATGTATGCCCGTAAAAAGGTTGCGCCTTGCGTATGCGGTTACGAAAATGCCCCACGGATAGAATAAGAAACGGTTTTTGCTCGTGTTGTATTTGTATAATAGTTCCTGCTTTTGTTCGGCTGTCATTGCGTTTATATCCCATTCGCCGTTATATGTAAACTCATCACGCAAAGGGTTTGTAACACTCATACCGTAACAACTGTTTAACATTTCCTTGCTGTTTAGATATTCCACTTCTTTGCCCTCAACGCCTTTTAATTTCGTCTTGCTTTCGTAAAGATGCAGGATAGATTTTACAAACGGGGTCGGCAAATAGTCTTTCTTGTAACAATACATTTCGCCAACTCGCATACTTTCCCATGAATAAAAGTTTTTGATTATATTAAAATCCACGTCCGTAATTGTCAGCGTAATTTTTGCAGCCGCCACAATGCGCCCGTTATTCTCGCACGGGTTTTCTTTCACGAAACATTTGCTTGCGGAAATCGGGTTGTCTTGCGTTTCGCTGGCAAATATGTTGGTAAACTCAATATCGAACACGCAACAATACTTTGATATTAAAAACTCAAATTGCGCCGTACTCTTAACCGATATTGCAACGCCTTGCGACATCGGGTATTTTTCCGCTATCATTACATAAGGGTAACTGCTTGTAAAGTCGTAACTATCCACGTCATACATTATTTCGTCTGTATATTCGGCGTTTGCGTGTGTAAAACCGCCTGCAAACGCACGTTGCAGCATATTAAATTCATTCATACCCGTAATTTGTAGTTCCTGCATCAAGTTTACGTAATCCCAATTCGGCACGGTCTTGCCTGCATCGCTTTTTTCACGCAAACAATGCTCACGGCAATACTTGCGCACAAACCCCGTCTTTGTTATCGGTATGTGCGTTATCCCCTTGCTTTCCTCGATACGTTCTTGTATGTAGCACATCACTACTTTAATATCATTTATGCAATAATGTATTTCCGCATCAGTCAGCGGCGTTTCGGCGTGTCTTATTTGCTGGTAGTCCAAATCGCCCACGGCTTTTGCGCACTTGTATTTCATAAGTTGTTCGCCCAACTTTGCAAGCGAATAACCCGAAAGCAAGTAACTGCATCTAAACTCAATGTTGCCCGTGGTTATCGCATAAATCGGTTTACGTAAATCAATACTGAAAACCCGTTGCCACTCAAACCACTTGCGCAAAAACTGAAATTCGTATGAAAGGTTATGCACATACACAATAAGGCGTAATTTGTCATTCAGTTGCAAAACCTCGCTTACGGTCTGCATCATCGTGACAAACTCGCCCCACGTGCGCCCCATTATCGTATATCCGTTTATGCCAAACTGCCAAACGTACATTATTGCGGCTTTCTCTAATTCTGCCTTGCGCCCGTTCCCGTCCTGCATACGTTGCTTTTGCTCGTATGTGTACGCCCGTCCGTCCGTATCACGGTAAAAACTTGTTGTTTCAATATCAAAGGCGCACGGTATGTTGTAAAACCTTTCGCCTTTGCTGTTTCCGATAATGTTTTTCTCATTTACGGCGGCTTTCAGTATTTCGTTTATTTCGGTCGGGCTGTTTATTCTTTCTTGTAACTCAAAAGGTATTTTTTTCATAAGCCAAACTTGCCAAAGTTGCGCAAAATGCGCTCTATATCGTTTTGCATATCAGCCATTTGGTCGGCTACCTCATTTGCTTGCCGCTCTATCTCTGCATCAATCGCCCGTGATATGCTTTGCGCTTCACTCTCAATTTGGGTGCTTATATCGCTTGCGCTTTGCTCCATTTCGCCCGTGAAATCCTTGTACCTCATCAAATACCGTTCCACGAAATCACTATCCGAAACGCTGTTTAACTTGCCTTGCAAGTTCCTTGCCATAAGGTTGTACTCATCGGGCGTTAAATCGTACATACGTTGTAGGTGTTGCCCGTACTGCCTTACACCTTGCACCGTACTGGTCGGCTGGCGTAAAAACGAAATCGCCTTGCCGTACTCAATTTTTAGGGTGTTCCAATCGCCGCGCATTGAAAACTTGGTAAACCCCTTAATATCGCCTTTGTTTAACGCTTGCACGGCTGGCGAAAGTTGTCCGCTTTGCTCTATATTCTGTATTCGGCGGTTCGCCATTTGGAAAACCCTTGCAATCTCTTTTCTATATTCGGGGCTGCTTTCCACGGCTTGCAATATCTCTTTTTTGATTTTTGCCCGTTGGGTTGCTCCAAATACAGACTTTGTAAACTTAATCTTGTGACCTAACTTTGCCATACGCTGTTATATTAAATAGGGGTTACAAACATTGCAACCCCTACAAAGTTAAACATAACTTTTCAAACTCTTACAAGTCCACAAACGAAATCGAATAACAATTCTTGCCGTGGCTCTCGTACTCGTAAATCGTGTACCCTACTTTGCCGTCTTTGATAGTTTGTACCGCCTCATCATCGGCAAGTATTTCACGCACCGTTTCGGCGGTGTGGCTTGGTAGGTTCACCAACCGTTTGTTTTCCTCATCAACAATTACGGGGCTGTCGCCTAATTGCGACTTGTGGACATAAAGCCCGTTGATTTTGTGTACCACATCTTTGCCGCCCTCATTTTCAGAGTTGAAAATATCGGCTAACTTGGTGTACTGAAAATCGGTTGTGTCAATACCGAAAGTTGTCTTGTTAAACTTGCTTGCAAAACTTTTCATTGTAGTAATCTTTTAATTGTTAAACTTGTTGTTAATTATTCGGATGTCTGTCCTTTCGGTTCACCGTCAAACGGCAAATTTGGTTCGGGGTTGGCTTGCGGTTTCAAGTCCATAAGCCACGCACGAAAGCGGTTTATTTTCATAACCGCACGTTGGTCGCGGCAAACTTCGTTACACGCCATAAGGCTACCCAACGCCGACAAAGCGGCAAACGAAAACTCATCAAACGCATTTCTTTTTTCTTCCATTGTAGTAAACTTTTAATTGTTAAACTTGTTGTTATTTTGTTTTTGGAAACTTCACCGTACCGCCGTGGTAGATATACGTTGTATCGGTTGTTATTATCACTGCTTTGCCGCTGCTTGCGCTTTCACGTTGTACGCTGCAACCCTGCAAGATTGCAGATAAAAACAACATCGCCCCACAAACGGCAAAAATCATTACACACATTGCAACCTCTTTAATTGCTTCTTTCGGTTGCTCTCTGAAATGCTGTATAAACTCTTTCATATTTTCAAATATTTAAGTAACACGTTGCAAAGATACAACTTTTTTCTAACATACAAGCATAAGCGCACAAATTATTTTCGTTTTAACTTTTCTTAACTTTTGGTTTTGTGTTCCACGTGAAACAATTTCACGGGCGCACACGCATAACAAAAACCGTGCCAAACTTGTACAAAAAATGTTAAATGTGATCCATAGCAAAAACCGTGCCAAAGTCTGTGGCGAAATGTTAAAAAACGGTAAAGTGGCGACCCAGCAAAAACCGTGCCACAAAGTGTTTGCAAATGTTAAAAGTGCGTTGGGAAACGTTAAATATGGGTCAGTAGCGTACCTTT